TGCGGAACATGTGGTAACGCTTGTGCTGCTGGCGAACTATGTTGTTCTGGTGTTTGTAAATCAGTACAAACAGATGAATCTAATTGCGGAACTTGTGAAACTGTATGTGGTGCTGGTCAAGAGTGTTGCTCTGGTGTTTGTAAATCAGTACAAACAGATGAATCTAATTGCGGAACATGTGGCAACGCTTGTGCTGCTGGCGAACTATGTTGTGGTGGTGTTTGTAAAATTGTACAAACAGACGAAGCAAACTGCGGAACTTGTGGTAACGCTTGTGCTGCTGGTCAAGAGTGTTGCGATGGTGTCTGCAAAGCACTTCAAACAGATGAAGCTAATTGCGGAGCTTGCGGTAACGCTTGTAGTGCTGGCGAAGAATGTTGTTCTGGTGTTTGTAAAGCACTCCAAACAGATGAAGCTAATTGCGGAACATGTGAAACTATATGTGGTGCTGGTCAAGAATGTTGCTCTGGTGTTTGTAAATCAGTACAAACAGATGAAGAAAATTGCGGAAATTGTGGAACTGTATGTGCTGCTGGTCAAGAATGTTGCGGTGGTATTTGCACAGCCGTACAAACAGATGAAGCTAGTTGTGGAGGTTGCGGAATAGAGTGTGCTGCTGGCTACACCTGTTGTTCTGGTGTTTGTAGAAACACAGCAACCGATCTCAGCAATTGTGGAACATGCGGAAGCTCTTGTAGCGGAACATGTTGCAACGGCTTTTGCAAAGCGACATATGAGGATGAATTAAATTGTGGTGATTGCGGAATAGAATGTGCTGTTGGCGAAACATGTTGCTCTGGTGTTTGTAAAGCCGTACAAACAGATGAAGCAAACTGTGGAACTTGTGGAAACACTTGTGCTGCTGGTTACACATGTTGTTCTGGTGTTTGCAAAGCATTACAAACAGATGAAGCTAACTGTGGAACTTGTGGAACTGTATGTGCTGCTGGCTACACATGTTGCGATGGTGTCTGCAAAGCACTTCAAACAGATGAAGCAAACTGCGGAACTTGCGGAAACGCTTGTGCTGCTGGAGAAACTTGTTGCTCTGGTGTTTGTGCAAATACAGAAACAAGTTCATCTAATTGTGGATCTTGCGGAAATGCATGTCCAGCTGGCGAAACTTGCGAAGAAGGAATTTGTTATCTGCCTCCACTAACGGTAAAATTAGTTTTCCGTGCTTTCGTATGTGCAAGTGATTTTTCAAATCTTCCAAATGAACTTCCTGCTGGATCTAGAAGTGTTAATTTCACAATCACTGTTGGTGGAACTACTTTTGCCAGTGGTTCTGTTTCAAACATTGGACCCGGAGGAGTTGCAGCAACCTTAGCATCAATTACGATTCCAACAGGAACATCATTTAATATAAATATAAGTGGGTATGCTGGGTCGGCAATTATTGGTAGCACTAGAGCATCTGGTCAAATGACTTATACTGGTGCTGTTAAAACTGCAGATAATAATGCATGTTAAAAAAACAGGCTTGATTTTCAAGCCTGTTTTTTTTCTTTAATTTAGAATTTTTTCTATTCTTTGTAGGATACCCATCGGTTACGAACGAATAAAAGATTTGCAAAAAACCCACAAAAGGCAGAAATCAGATTTCCAGCAAATGGAACATATAGTTCACCTACCGGATTGAGCAAAAATGAGATTCCTAAAGAAAACCAAAAACTGCTGCATTCATGGCAAAGCATTGGAACATTAACATATGGTATCTTAGCTACCAAGTTTCTAAATGGTCGTGCAACATCGGTGTCGGACCAAGCGTATGCGACACCGAGACATGCAACTAGATAAATTAAAAATATCATAGGAAATAAACCCACATATAATCGAACTCTCGAACAACCGAGAAGCTTCTAAAAGTTTTTCCGGTAATAGTCTTGTTGAAATTAGCCCAAGCTTCATCACCAAGCTGCACCTTGAAAACCTTACCATTAATTGCGTTATTTACTCTTTTTAGCTTAATGGCTTCAAGTTCTTTAACTATCGCAGCTTTATCCTTGTAGTACTTTTCCAAAATGTTCGGATCAGCAGCTACTTTGTCGGAAAAAAACTTGCCAACCTTTCCTCTGCATGAGCAGTTTGGGTTGGTTTTTAATGTTGTTAGGTCGGCAAGAATATCTGGAAATTCCGCCTTTAGTTCAGCGAATAAGGTTTCATCCTTGATGATCATATAGATGAGATCTGGCATCGTGCCGAGATCTACAGTGATTGTAGTTTCCATAAAATTAATATAGTTTTATTGTTTTATTTTTTTGATTTTTAAAAATATTTTTTTACAAATCAAAACAAATAGATCTACCGCCTCTAGCCTCAGACATGAATCGACTAAACAAAAGACCTTCATATACTGGATCGACATCAGTGATTCCAAGGCAATAACAAACCAAAGATCCACAAGCACTTCCTCTTCCGGGTCCTACAGCTTGAGTTCCATCACCACCGATATTTTCTCTACACCATTTTCTTGCTTCGTCAGTCATCATCTTTTGAATAAGAAAATATGTACTAAAACCTTTGCGAGTTATAAGGCTCAACTCTTCAATTATTCTATTTTTATATTCTGTAGTCATTGGCAAATTACGATGTTTAAATCCTCTCAAGACTTCATCCTTAAGCCTTTGGTCACAATCTGGAAATATAGGTAGTTTCAGACTTCTATCTAATTCGACACCTTTTGCTTTACGACAAATCTCTACTGTATTCTTTTTAGCTTCGCAAAAAATTTCATAAGGAATAATATCTTTATAATCACTCAGCCACTTTTCATTAAGTTCTTCCTCAGATTTCATCCATAGATTAGCATCCTGCAATTCGAAGAAATCCTGCATTGAATCTTCTTTCATTGCCCTTTGAATTTCTTTTAATGTTCTGTTGGTCTGAACCATCAACATAAGTCTTTGCAAGTGACTATCTTCTTTACGGCAATAATGACAATCTTGCGTAAGAATAATCTTCAATCCAAATTTTTGCTTTGCTTTAACAATAAAAGCGTCATAAGGTTTTTGTTTAACAAAATCTAAAAGCATAATTTCAAGCAGATAATTTTCTTTACCAAACATCTGAATGTATCGTTCTATCATTTGAAATCCAGCTTCTTCTCCGCCAGCATCAAATGCTCTGCCAACTTCGCTGTTATAGCAACAACTTGTAAAAAATAAGCCTTCTTTATGCTTCTCAAGTTGTTCGTAATTTACTCTTGGCTTTCTATAAAATCCTTTCGTCCAACCCCAAGATGTCAAACGAACAAGATTTTTATATCCAGTTTCATTATATGCTATGGCTAATAAGTGTGGACTTGCTCTCAGTTCCAATAATTCACTTGGAGAGAGAGATTCAGAAAATTTTTGCATGTCCGACAAAGAAGAGGATTGTGGTTGCAATCTATTTACATAAAGTTCCGCAGCGAATATGGGAGAAAGTTTATTTTTCCCATATTTATCACATATCTTTTCGCATGCTTTGATTTGTCTGGGAACTGCTCCCAACATGCCATGATCACTAATTGTAAGAAAATTTTGATTTATTTCTGTAGCACGAACCGAATATTCTTCGCATGTTCCAAGCCCATCGAGGACGGAAAAGTCGGAGTAACTAATGAAGGTGGAGATGTTCAAAACCAACAATCTCCACCTTCATTGTTACTCCTTTCGTAAATGTCATTGTTCAATCTCTTTGTTTAGTTTGAAGCCAAATTAAAAATTCTTGCTTATCGTACTTTGCATTTTTACGACAATTCTCAGAAGCTGAAATTGGTCGTAAATTTTCCAAACAATTGATCAAAGACAAATCCCAAATCTTATGATCTGAAAACGCCTTGATTGGGAAAATATGGTCAATATGCCACTTTCCATTTTTTACCTTTTCATAATTCTCATGATTGATTATATGATTTTGCAATTCTTTATAATCATAGCCAAGTAAAGCTGAAGTTTTAGACTTTTTTACTCTGCCAGTAACCGCCAAACTCATACTCAATAATTTATACGATCTCTGTCGAAATATCAAGTCCATTTTAAATTTCTCTCGATCATCAACCCATTCATAATGATTTTCTCCAGATCGTTTGGCAATTCCGCAATCCCAACATCTTTTACCTGTTCTGAAATTATTCCAAGAGATCTTTGCTTCTTTGCCACAAGAACAAATATATCGCATATTCTTGGAAGACTTTTCGTATTGATCCAAAAGCGTACAACCAACGGCTGCGAATTCAGATTTTATTTTTTCATGAGAATAAGAGAATCGTTCGCTTATTTTGCGAGAACCGCAATTTTTACATCTATTGCCAGATTTGAAACTATAAAAAACAATTTTAGATTCGTTTCCACAAGAACAACGATACCTCATTGGTGTGCGAGCATTGATATAAGTATCTTCTAATAATTTGCAACCATTTTTTAAGAAGAAACTTTGAACGAATTGATAGGTAAGTCTTTGACTTGAATATTTCATAAAACCTCCAATATATTTAGTTGGAGGCTTCACAATTATTTCAATCTTTTAGACGGTTCTGCAGAATTAAAAGTTATTTCTTAATTGATGCCTTTGTAGGTTCTTCAGACTGTATTTTTTTCCATTTTTCAAATTCATCAGATAAAGCTTGAGCTTGAGCTTCAAGTTCTTTTAATTTTACCTGTGTTTTTTCATAATACTCTTTTAATTGTTGTTTAATCTGTTTTTTCTCATTGTGAATTTCAGAAACTCGCTGAGAAAAAGTGACAAATTCATCTGATAATAGCCAATCCATAATTTTTTCCTTTATTTCTTTTCTCGAATTCTTACATTAGCAGGATCATTATCGAAACATTCGAATACGACATCAGTACCATCATGACCTTTAGTGGAAAGAAAAACATCATTTCCCCAAATGAATCTTAGACCAACCAATACATCTCGAACATAAGGCTCATGAAGCGGTCTGCCTTCAAATGTATGCTCAAGCATCAGATAGCCCTTACCACGATAATTAGGCTCTGTTAAACGAATATCTGGCAGTCCTCCATTTACATGGCGAGCCATCAACAATTTTTTTATCTTATTGTAATCATGACTTTCAAGAATCGTCTCTCCGCTTGGATAACGCTTATGTTCAAAGTATTCTTGTTCTCGACAGAAATCCTCGGTAAAAAATTCATGTATTAAAGTTAGATCATCGTAATACTTTCTAACTTCAAATATTTTTTCCTTACCAAGCATTGCCTTGGTATCCCATTTTTCTTTCTTGCTAGAATTTGTGCAATCATCCCATTCATTGCCGAATTGACCTTTATCCCAACGATTGCGAATATCGGACAAAAGATTATATCCTAGCTTATAAGGATTGGTGCTATATTTTCCACCAAGAACACCCATCTTGTGTGCAGCGTATTCAATGATTCCAGAATCATGAGTCTTTTGACCCAAGCCGACATAACCCTGTTCTGCCATGATAACATGGTCAGTCATACTATTATGATTCATAAATCCACAAGCCGAATATCGATGACTTGTTTCTACTGTAATGTCATACACTGTATCTTTTCCAATTTTTTCGATAGAAACAATTTCATCTTCAAGTTTTTGATCAATAAACCATTTATGATTGTCAATATACTTCTTTAACTTTTGCTGTTTTCTAGATAATCCAAAACCTATTTGCTCATAATACTTTACCGCTTCCTGTCCGGTTATGCGTACATGCCAACAAGAATCTTTTTGTTTGCGTCTTGTTGATAATATGCAAAAATTCAACAAAACATTTTGTATTTGTCTGGAAAGAACTTCGCTTGCGGTGGAAAGAATGACACCAGCATTCCCCGCATAACCATCACAATCAAAATACGATCTTACAAAAGAAGCGATAACACTCTTGGGCGATTTAAGAATAATTTCTGGTATTTGCTTAATCCTAGCACAGACTCCAGTTTTCATTCCCAAATAAACAAGTAGTTCTTCAAGTTCTTTTGAAGTTACAGAAATTCTATATCGACCATTTTTAGATGTGTCATCCCAACTAGATTTACAATCTATACTAAATAATTTCTTTGTAAGACGAATATAATTATCGGCTTGATCTTTATCTCCAGTTGTTAAGCCAAGAGTTCTCTTGCTTTTAGATATATGACCATCTCCAATCATATATCCAACAAATGAAGCAAATTCTTCATCCATAAAAAAAGGCAAAGATATACATTTCCTTTTATTTCTCATGCATGTCATAGACTGATCATCATATTGCTTGAGCAATTTGTCTAAATTGTCATTTTTTTCTTCACCTTTATAATGATATTTTCTATAAACGACTTGAGACATAGTCACTGATGCTTTTTTACAAATTTGCTTCAATTCTATCCTTTTATTGGGCAATTTATAATCGATTTTTTGATATTTTTTCGTCCAAATATTTGAAAATGATATTTTAACTTTTTCACCTACATTCATTTTATCAAGACGAACCCAATCATTATTACCCATAATTCTATGATTATTTGAACCCTCAAAAACATATCCTCTTCTAGTTTCAATCCTATAAACATCACGATTTTCAAAAGTGAACCAATTTGTAACATTTCTAGATTTTTCACCATCATAAACCATAACAGGCAACTTTTTATCGACAATTTCACCTAATGTCAAAATGCCCATATTTGTAGATACAAGAGAATCTTTTCGTCCGCAAGCCCATCCTTCGTTTAATACTTTGGTTTGTCTCTGTGGGAAAAAATAAATTGATTCTTCATAGATCATAGACATGATATCTTGTTGCCAAGGCTTAAGTGGAGCATTATCACGCAAAAATCCAAATATATCTTTAACTGGTTCTATAAAAAATCCAAGTTCTTCTGCAAGATCCTTATCTTTTACCTTTTCATTTTCTCTTTCTTTGAACTCTTTTGTGTTGATGTAATTATCCATATAAAATCGATCACTATCAACTTTAAGTCTTTTTGGAAATCTATAATTTCTTTTATCAATAATATTTCTATCTTTGATAACTTTTTGATGCCAAGCCGATGCTCCATCAACCAAAGTATCAATGCGAAGTAAATAATCAAGAAATTCAGTAACCTTTTCCTTGCCCCATCTAGCCATATATTTTTTAATACGGCTACTATGATTTGCCATGTTGTTCAACATGTTTGTATCAGTAGCAGAAAAGTGAATATTATTTTTAAAGAAATCATTATGACCAGTGGCGTGAGCGATAACAGTCAGATGATCCAATAATGTGTTGCTATCTAAGCAATAGATGTAACATGGCGATGTATTGATTACCATTTCATATATTTTATGCATTTGATTTTCATATCCACGCTGCAATTCTTCATATTGCATGCCAAACGACCAATGTGGATATCGTACTGGAAAGCCACCATACGCTGCTACTTCAGAGATTTCATCGTAGGTAAGAAGTTGCACTACGGTTGGATAAAAGTCCAAACCCCAATCTTTACAAACATTTAAAATTATTTGAGCATATTCTTTTAATTGTTTTGGAAGCTGAACTCCGGGAATTGTGTTGTCGCCAATAAGAAGCGAAGAACCATGCATGAACTTATTAGACATCTTATAAATCCTTAAATTTTACTTTGATTTTTGATTACCCATCAAACTTTTAATTGCATCTAAAATTTGATTATTTCTAATTTCATCATCACGCATATTCGAATCATTAGGATTTCCATTTCCAAAGTTAATTTCGGTGGTACGAATATTATTTTTATCAAGCTCTCCAGTTTCCAATGCCTTATCGACATGATACTTAACACTATTGGTATAGTTATAAGGCAAAATTTGTGTGATCCCGACTAAATTAATATCCTTTTCTGGAAATGATTCTTTTAATGTGTTGATAAATACTTGATTATCATCGCCCCAATTATCTCCATCCGTAAAGTAAAAAACATAAATGTTCCACTTTTGCGGAGGGTATCTATTCTCAAATTGCTTTTGAATAAATTTCAAAGCAGAAGAACAAGTTGTTCCTCCGCCATATCGGTAGTTATAAAACTTTTCTTCATCTACTTCCATGGCAAGAGAATCGTGCCACACAAAAAGTCGATCAACTCTTTTATAAAATTGTCTAATCCAAACATCAATCCACCAAGCCATATCTGATACGATCTCACATTTAGCTTGATCCATCGATCCAGATCCATCACGGGCATAAATGATCAAAGCATTGCTAGAAGGAACTTTAACTTCTTTGTATTGCCTATAACGCTTGTCACGCTTAATTGGCTTGATTGTCTTCATAGGCATGCTAAGACCCGGAACTATTTCAAAATTATTAGCAGTTCCATCTGCACATTGCCTTTTTAAAGCTTCGATAAAAGTTCTTCTATTATGACGCAAAGATTCGGGACCAACCAAAGATATATTATTATATTTGATTTTTACTTCATCGAATGTATCATTTACTTTTGGCTTTAAATTTGGCAATTCCAGTTCATCTTGCATGAACTTCAATACAGTTTCCAAATCAAGACTTACGGTGATTCCTTCACCTTCATCCTGAGTTGCTCCATTGCCTTTTCCTTTTTTGCCCTTATCAATAACATCGCCATCCTTGCCTTTACCTCTGCCGATGCCATTGCCGTTATCACCATAAAGAATTTGAGGAATATCAATTTTTGGAATTGTGATAGAAATTTTACCTCGTTTGCCACGAGATTTTACTATCTGTCCAGATTTGATAAACTTTTTAAGTGCTTTACGAAGTTTGCCTGAGACAACATCTATAAAGTCTTTATGATCTTCTTCAATTCTGCGTGGACACATGTTCTATTATTCCTCGGCTAGATCGCCTCTTGCAAATATAGATCCAACAAAATCTAGAACATCAGTTGCAGATCTTTCGTTATAACCATACTGTTTGATAAGGCGAGTTTTAATCGCATCTATTTTTTCTTGAATATCCTTATCAACCACAGTTGCTCCGCTAACATTGAGTGCGGACAACTTAATGGTATCTTTTACATCTTCAAAAAGCTTTGCTTCTAAAGCTTTTCTCAATTTTGGATTAGAATCCCAACTAAATTGCTTGTGCTTGATTGCAAGGTCGCCAATAAAAGCAGCTATCTGCCTACGGAAATCATCAGCACCCGGTTCTGGTATGTCGATCTTAGATTCAATGGCTCGCATCAATCTTTCATCAGGCTTTCTATCTTGCCCTGTGATTGGATCTTTAATCTTACTTTTGTTGATATACGCCATGATATTATCAATGTAATTAGCACAAAGGCGAATAATCGCATCTTCATCACCAACAAGAGCCTTCTGAACTTCGGCTTTTAAAATTTCAGTCAACTTCTTAACTACTAAATCAATACATGTGATGTATCGACCAACATCATCCTTATTGTTCAACAAAGAACTTCCTTCTAAACCTTCACGAAGCTCATTTAGAACCATGAACATATTTACATAGTCATGATTATTGGCTAGGCAGTTTGAAAGCTTATCTTGAACATAACGAACTGAAACACCACGGGTCATACCCTCATCAGGATACCTATCCTTTAATTCTTTGACTTGCTCTTCTGTCCATCCAGAAAGAAGTTTGCCGTCATAAAGCTCTGCCTTTTCGACTAAGGAAATTTTACCATCCTTATCATCATGAAGTCTGGTTAAAACTGCCCATAGAGCAGCAACTTCAAGTGTGTGTGGTGCGATATGTTGTTTGACCCTATCTACACCATAATCTTTTTCCAAGATTTTAAGTTCTTCGCCCCATCGAAGAGTATAAGGAACATCGATCTTTACAGTCCTGTCACGCAACGCTTCCATATATTGATTGCTTCTAAGCCTTTCGTATTCAGGGCTATTGGTATGACAAAATATTGCCTCATCAATAGAGACTTGTGCAAACTTCTTCGGCTTAATACTTTGCTCTTGGCTTGCTCCCAAGAGATCATATAAAAATGCTTGATCTAACTTCAAAGCTTCTATAAACTCTATAATTCCCCTGTTTCCGACACAAAATTCTCCGTCAAAATTAAAACTTCTTGGGTCAGAGTCGGAACCAAAGGTGCTGATACGACTAAAATTAATATCACCTGTAAGTTCTGTAGAGTCTTGATTTTTTTCATCTTTCGGTTGGAATGTGGCGATACCAACACGATCTGCTTCGCTATATGTTTTTCGAATTACTCGAATATGTTTTTCGAGAACTTTTTCGAGATCTCCATCATACCTAATCAAAAGTTCTTTCATAAAGAACTTGCATCTTGGATCAAGCTCTCCCTCGCACTTCAATGCATATAGTTCATTTCTCTCTTCTGCAGATACAGACTCAGAAAGAACTCGATTCAAATCATCCATAATAGGTTTACGAATTTCTGGAGGAAGCAACTTAAGTGGCTGCTCATGCATTGGGCATTCGTCTTCTTCTTTGACATAAATTCCATCTTGTCCAGTCGGAAGATTTATCCATTTGAAAGTATACCAAGCACCAGCATCGGTTGTGGAATAATTTTCCAATTCTCGCTTGAACAATCTACAGATTGTAGATTTAGAGCTACCTACAGGTCCGTGCAAAAGAAGAATTCTTTTTTCAGTACCAAAATATCCAGCTGCACCTTTGATGAACTTAACCAAAGAATCCTTAGTTGGTGTCAGACCAATGATTGGACATTCCTGATTATCAAAAAAATTATAATGTTTGTATGTCTTTCTGTATTCTTCAACGGCATGACAACCCTTTTCCATAATCATGTCGTAAATCATTTGCCAAGAATTACGAACAAGTCTTGGTTGCTGATAGCACAGATCAATGTATTCGGAAAATGACATTTCTCCGTTAAGAATTTTAAATTTGCTTTGATTGAATCTGCCTATGAATCTTTTAAGTTCGTCCATTTAAATCTCCAATAAAAATCTAGTTAATTAGATCTGCATTATTATAAGGTGAGTTCACAAAATTAAAAAAGACATATAAATGATTATTTTATTTCGCCCCATGAAGAATCACTATCAATATCATTTATTGGACTATATGGTTCTGATCCCATATGGCTATTTTCTTTTGCATTTTTTCTTTGGTCTCGGACACCGCCGGGACGATCAACATTGAAATTATGTCGATAATCATGCCCTTTTGATTCACTATTCCAAACATCTGTTCCTACTGGATTTGTGAAACTAAAACGACAAGTAGTCAATAATTTGTTTTTGGATTTTGATTTACATTTAGGGCAGGAAACTTTTGAATATTTTCCAGTTTTATCGTATTCCGCTACTTCTTCCCATACTTTTGTACATTTCTTGCATTCGAACGCATATGTTGGCATGATATATATTCCTAAATTTCTTGTAGATCTCGCAACTGAAAATATACCTTCGAGATCATGCTTAATTGAGTTTGCAAACTATAAAACTTCCAAAAGAAAGATTTTTCACAGACTTTTATAGATTTAGCAATTAACTTTTGATTCAAAGCCAAATATGTAAGTTCGACACCTTCTTGCTGTAAAGCTTGATCTTCTGCAATCAATTCTTTATATTCTTGCGGTGAAATTGGAGGTTCGTTTGATTCGTCTTCATTCTCTTCGTCATCATAATAATCAAATCGCTTCATTTTTTCTCCTCAACAAACACTATGGAAAACATTACATGCATCTTTCCATATATTTGAAAATCGTCTTTCATTAATAGTAAGCATCACATTGTCATGTTTGGAATAGACACTCAATGGATTCCCAAGTTTATTTATCCATGAATCTGTATTAAAGTTCCCCCACCCAGAAGAATATGAAACAAATCTAGAAAATTTATTTTCTTTGACATTAGCAAATAAATTTTCATTTTTTACAATATCATCAACTTCGTTATACAAAATATAACAATTTTCTTTTTTATAATTTTGCTTTGAACTGATAATGCTTTCTTCATCATCTAATTCTTGCAAGCAAATTATGTCTGGTGATATGACAAGCACGGGATATTTAACATAAGATTTTTTAAGAGCATAGTTCAAGCAAGAGATTGGATTATCATTCTTTGTTATTTCAAATGTAACGCCAAGACGCTTAGTCCAATTAAATAAATTGAATTTCATATCTTTTCGATTACACAATATTGAAATTTTTGCATCTGGAAGATTTTGCTGGAAAGAATACCAACTAAGAAATGTCATCCAATCATGATGCAAAAGATGCGAACAACAAATCAAAACGCTTAGATTTTCACCTGTGTAACTTATCATGATCTAATGGAGTTATTTTTTCTTTTTATTCAAGTGTAAAGGAGAAAAGAGACTAAAAATTGGCTTTGCTGGCTTTACACTTTTAGACATTAATTGTGTGGGAGAATTTGACCCTCTAGAATTGAAGCCATACATCTTCTCATTTAAAAACTGCTGAAAAGTTTTCATTTATTATTTTAGAACTCCAGCTGTAGCTTTACCCTGATCTTTTTGAGCAGCATCCAATTGAGTCTTAATTGTTTTTTGTAATGCTGCTGGATTAAGTGTTACTGGATTTTTAGATTTTAACATTAGATTTTTAACTTCTGTGTCTTTTATGATCTTGTCGGCAATTGCACTTGGATTGTTCCCAATCTTTGGGTCTGCAGAAAGCATCGCTGATTTTCCTTGGATGGCTCCAGAAAGTTGTGCATCAAAATCGCCCTCTTCTGTAATTTTCAACCAATTTTTGAATGAATTCATATTTACTCCTTATAAACATATATATAGAAGAAAGGAATAAAATGAAAAAATGTTGTTTAACTAGAGTTTTGTTTGGTATGATTTTTGGTTTTTTTCTAAGTATTTTCGTAATGTATTCACAACTTTCTGGTGTCAAAAATCAAATTAAACATGATCATAAAACATGTGGCATGTGTGTGTGTGAAAAAAAATGCAATTGTCCTCACGAAAATGACAAATGTAAAAACAAATGTTTGTGTGATTAAATTATTTTTCTGACAATTGAATCGATTATATTTGTTGTTGACAATCCATCGACAAATGGAGCAAAAACAACCTTTCCAGCATAATCTCTGCCAACTACTTCCTTGTCAATATAATCATGACCTTTTACCAAAACCTCTGGATTTAAATGTTTGATAATTTCAATTGGTGTGTCTTCTTCAAAACAAGCGACATAATCAACACACTCTAACGCAGCGAGCATTTGCATTCGATGTTGAATTTTATTCACAGGGCGACCCGGCTTTAACTTCCCAACCGACTCATCACTATTGACAGCAACAAGAAGTTTATCACCTTGCTTTTTAGCAAATTCTAAACTCTCTATATGCCCTGCATGTAAAATATCAAAACATCCATTTGTAACGACCAACTTAAAATCTCTTTTTTTAAATCTTTTGTAATCAACAATTTTGGAAGAACTTCCAATAACTGTTTTTTTAATTGTGTCGATATCTAATGGCTTGTTGTGTTTTTCTGTGACATAAATTAAACCCATAGAAAATGCGAATTCAGCAGCTTCTTCAAGTGGTATGTTGTTGCCCAAGCATAATCCCAAAAATGCAATAAAACAGTCTCCTGCACCAATAACACTATTGGCTTGTTTGTCTGATTTTGGATTCTTATATTCAAAGTAATTTTCATTAAATCCAAAAAACCCACTTCCTTCCGAAGTTATAATTACAGACTTACAATTAGTTTGTTTTATTATTGAATCAATTTGCTTAGGCTTTTCTTTTTCATTGGTAATCGCACAAGCTTCTTGTGTATTTGGTTTTATGAGTGTGCATCCTTTCCACTTTGTAATATCTTTTTTTGGATCAACAATCCTTATGGAGCATGGATGTTTTTCTGCCAAAGAAGAAACAATTGAATTGGCGAATAATCCTTTGTCGTAATCAGAAAATATCAAAACATCAAAATCTTTTGACATGATTTTTTTGCAAAGATTTTCAGAAGCCTCCTGCAATTCATCTTTGTTCATGCCATAATTATTTTTCTCGACATCCCAACGATATGTCGGAAAATCCGAACTATAAAATCTTTTTTTTCTTGGAACCAAATAAGGACTTATACTCACCGATAATGATGTATCAATTTTATTTTTTTGTAAAATTTCATTCGCAGAATCATCTAAGAAAGAACATAGAAATGTATTTTTATTTATATTTTTAAGCTGATATGCAACATTAGCGGCTCCGCCCGGAAGAATTGCACTTGGCATGCATTCCTCTGAATGCATTACTGGAATTGGAAATTCTGGAGATATTTTTCGAACATTTACATTGAAATATTCGTCCAACATAGAATCTCCAACGATTCCAATTTTTAAATTGCTAGAATTAATTGATTCTATAATATTCTTCATATGTGCAGCCCAATAATAGATGTTGCTATTATTTGAGTTACACAATTTATTTTTCTATATTTTTAACAGACAAGCCAAGCATTGCAGCTTTAGTTTTCCACTCTTCCTGTTCCCTTTTATTATCTGTTTTTAAAGAATTCACAGATATTCCTCCCAAGGATGAGACCATTGCATCTACTTCCAATTTGGTCAATCTAATCGCTCCACGATGCTCATGATAGTCCTCCCAAGCTTCAACAGCCCAAGGAACAATAGGTTTGATAAGTTCTAGCATAGCATTTGCAAACACTCTAATCTCCCATTGGGCATGAGCATCGCAACGCAAGGCTAAAAAATGCAAAAGATTATGCAGATCCACTTTCCAATACCACTCTGTATACAAATTGACTGGTAGGAGCATTCTGGCTTGTTCTCTAGCCACACCATTTTGAATTGCTTTTTCGTATTCCTCATATGATTGATTGCAGATAAAATCTATTTTTTCAATGAAGTTAGAAGCATCAACTTCATTTATTGATTCGCCACTTCCTTGTTTATTTACTGATGATTGTTGCCTCACATTTTCAATTTCTGGCTTATAAAATTCATCCTTCATCATTGAATATCTTCCACTGTATTCATTAATGTTAGCGGTTCTATGCCTTACCATTTGTCTGGCTATGAATATGGGCATTTTCACATTGAATTTTATTTCAATCATTTCGAATGGGGTTGTGTGCTTCTGACGAAGCAGGTAACGAATCAATCCTCTATCTTCATTAATGGTCTTAGTTCCATCTCCATAAGAAACTCTAGCAGCTTGAACTATTGCATAATCTGCGGTCTTCCTGTCATCTGGAACAAGTCTTGGCATAACATCAAGAATCGTCACATGACCCTTGTCCAAGCATTTAATTGTTTTTTCTGAAACATTTGTCAAAACATCATGCATGAGATAACTCCAAAATAGTTAAATCTTATTCTATGAGTTATATTATAGAAAAAATAAAGGGAAATGAGAATAGCAATTAGAACCAACCTATGTCTCCCATGACAACATCTGGCAGATTAGGAAACATTTTTAAAATTTTACTTTTTTTCTTTTTTTTTTCTCAAGATCATCAACAGTTATCAAACTTGGTGATTTTCTAGTCACTGTTCCAATGCCAATAGGTCTTGCATAAACAGCCACATCACCAGTCGATGTCATTCCGCCACCCGCAGCTGGTGCTGCTGCTGTTGCGACTTCATTTTGTTTCAACCATTCTTTGAACGATATCATGTTATCCCTCCCATACCTGCATCTGGAGGCATACCACCTGCATCTGCTGGTGGTGGTGCAGGAACCCATGCGGTTGTCAAAAATTTTACAAGTTCGTCACGACTTAAATAATATTTATTTTTATCTGGTGTAGCCCTATTAAGGCTTCCATTTTTAAGAAAACTTCTCGTTCTCTTGTCTGGCTTTAAACGAATATATGCTCCATTTTTAGAAATTGATTCTGGATCGATTTCCCAAGAAGATGCTTTGTATGACATTTCATAATTTGGCTTGCCCATCATAAAATGAGTTGCAACCCAAGGCTCTGAAGTCAAAAGTGAAGATAAATCTTTCCATTTAATTCCAAACTCATCTTCGAGTGTATCAATATAATCATTTCCAACTGGCGTAGATTCACTGCCTTCATCTTCTGATTTTTTCTCAGGAGAAGGGTCCATTTCTTCAATATATTTTTTGAATCCTGCGAAGCTCATATTTCTATATATAATATTACCCGCTAACTTATGAAAAACAATTAATTAAAATAAACTATTGTACTGTTCCATAATAATTTTGTTTTAGGATGGCGTGGATATATAAATATATGATGAACGATATAGAAAATTTTAAAAACACCATGGCAACTTGGGATACATATCTTCTTAAGGAAGATAAGATTCAAAATTTTTTTGATGAAAATGAATTAATTTTCTTTTTTCAAAAAGGTGACAATATCTATGGAGCAAACGAAGATGGCAGATTGACATTTGCCACAATGAATGACAAAAAAGAAGATAAAAGAGTTCGAGACGAAATTAGAGTCCTTGCAATAAATATCGTTAAAAGTATCAATGACGAAAAATCAGAATCAATGTTCAATATGAAAGAAATGAAAAAAATTAAAATTTTAGACAGAGATGAAGCAGAAAAAATTCTGCACAAAAAAATTAAATGACATTGCCATTTCAAAAAAATAATCATGTTCGCAAATATCAATGTTTCGTATGTGGCAGAGCCTATTACGAATATGACGAGTATAGCAAACACATAAAGGATACTCACGAACTTGGTCGTGATTATGTTGTATGCCCACTACAAAGATGTGGTTGTCCAGTCAGAGATCTAAGGCTACATTTTAAATCAAAGCATCCGCATGAAAAAGATATTCCAAAGATAGGACAAATGCGAGCAACAATCTGGAAAGATATTGATAAAAAAAGTGGAAAATTAAAGCAGCAAAAGCCAAAATTTCGTGAAGGTTATTTCATGTCAGGAAAAAATAGAAAAGAAATGCATTATCGAAGTGGCTACGAAGTAGAAGTATATGAACAATTAGAATATTTGCCAGAAGTTATAAAATACGATGTTGAACCATTCAAAGTTGATTATATTTTTGAAGGAGAAAAGCACGAATACAATCCGGATCTTAGTATTTACTTTATGGATGGACATGTAGAAATATGGGAAATAAAGCCAGCCAATCAAACGCAATTGCCAAAAAATCACGCTAAGTGGGCTGCATGTCAACATCACTGCCAAGCAAGAGGTTGGCAGTTTGTAGTTATGACGGAAGTTGGTATAGGAAAACTTAAAAGAAGAGTTGATGAGATAACAAAGTCTTAAAATCTAATCTCCTTTTTCCAATCTAATCGAATCACTATCCTCATGATGCGTAGAAAATTCTATAATTTTAGCTCCATTTTCTCCAGCTATCATTTGATGTCTTAATCCAGTAGGAATATGAAAAGACATTCCTGCTTTTAAAATAATTGATTTTAATTCTTCTCCACCCCATCCATATAACATCTCTATATCATTTTCTAAAATAAATAAAACCTCATCCTTTATAGCATGATAATGGATAGAACATTTCTTTTTTGGATTAAAAAAAAGAATCTTACCACAATATTTTTCGTTATTACATATCCATTGTTCATGTCCCCAACCCTTTGGAACAATAATATTTGGATGTAATGTATAATTAGTTACTGACATTGTACGCCCTCTCAATAAAAGGAATTAATTGGTCTCTAATTTTGTAATGAAGATCGACTATTTCTTTGTCATTTATAAGAAAATAATCATAAAGTTCGCTTCCCTCTGGTGCATTTGGATCATTATGCATGATTTCGCCTTCTTTTTGAGTTTTTAAACACCATTCAATGATTGGTTTTATTTGAGATTCTGAAGGATTGGTATCATTATTGAAATAATTAGGACGATACATGATAACATTGATACCTTCTCGACCACGAATGTTTTTTGCCTCATTGATATATCGACAATCAGAAACAATAAGTTGCTTGCCATTATCTCTTAAGGCTATATCAATCCATATATCGCTTACAATTTGACGAAATCCATCACCAACGAATTGTAACGCCTTGCGGATATTCATTTTCATTCCGGGAGGTGCATCATCAATTCTTTTCCATTTTTCTAGAAAATCTCTATCGACATTGAACGCCCTGCAAAATGTGTCTTTTACAGCGTTTGCAAATGCTCCTCTTTCCCATGTTCCTGTAGTTTGAACACGGTTAAGTTCGATAGCCAAATAATCGGCTGCAGTATCTTTTCCCATAGCTAATTGCGATGCAAAACCAATAATTTTCATAATGAAATCCTCGTTGTTTTAGTAATCATAAATCATTTATAAATTTTTATCAACAGCCAAGTCTGTTTTTTATAACCAATTGTCACTTATAATTTCTTATGATACCTATGAAAAAAATAGAACCAATATGTAAAAATTGTTTGCTTTACAATCATGAAAAAAAAGAATGTAAAGTTGCAGTTCTAATTGATGGCACTGAACATCATCTGCCAGTAGATAAAAATGATAGATGTCATATGGATGAACTTGGGATTGAAGTTCAGCAAGTCAGATGGTGGACAGAAGATAAGGAGGGCAATCCAACAAAAGAAAACGGCATTGTTAAGATTGAATATCCACAGAATTTCTTCGGAAAACAAGAGAATCAATAAGTAATGGCTTGTGAAGGTCCTTTTAAAAATGGTATTGCAGGAGATCCAGTCTGTGGTTGCTCATGCTCAGATTCTAAATGTTGTCCACCACCATGCTGCACTAGTGTTAGTCTTTTTTTTGAAATAGGACCAGCTTATGACGAAGTAGATTATCCCGAAGGATGTAAATGCGAAGATCCAACTCCGCCAGAAGAACCGGCACCATTACTAAGAGAATTATTTGAAAAAGAAAATTGGGAAACTATAAACATTGGATCTCATCTCATACCTTTTCCAAAATTTAAAAAAAAATCAAATAAAAATTCAGATAATTATGTTTTTGCTCTTGGGGGAAGCTGTTCAGTGCCATGCGAAGTGGTAGAAATTCAATTAACTGTTGATAGCTGTTGCATAGAAATAGTAGATGGAACAGAAGGGCAAACAAACTTTGATCCAGATGTGTCGTTAAGAATGGTTGGTGATGGCTTTGTATTTGCCACAAAAATCGATGGTGATTGCGAATTCGATCTAGTAATAAATGGCACAACAATAACAGAAGAAGAAGATAGCGTATTTGTTGCCGATGGAGATCCAATTGTTGTTTCACTTGAGCCAACAGGAATAAATGCAGATTGTTGCACACCCTGCTGGATTGACACTCAATGCACACCAAAGAGCCTTCTTGCTGCAAAGGTATTCTTTAGAGCTAGATCTGTGAAAAAAGGTGCAAAGGGCTATTTAAACATAGCAAAGCTAATGGAAAGAGTAAACAGGTTAAAGCGCAGAAAGTCTTAATGCAACGCTTTTTATTTCTTTGACCAAATCTTCTTTAAGATTCAATATTTTTTTCAATTTGGCATCATCCAATTCGGCAACAGAATCAACATCTTTATATCCCAAATCATATAACTTTGTCGCTCTAACTTTCCCTACATTTGGCAACTGACACAAATTTATAAGATGTGCTGGCACTCCATGTCTAATGCGACTTCCCAAATCCCTTAAAAATGACTCTTGACCCCATTTCCCACTCATAGAATCAAGTGCAATCAATATCTGCTGTATTCTTTCAAATTCGCTTTGCAAACTTCTTTGATATCCAGCCAAAGCCGTTACATACGATCCATTCAACAAATTGAAATAACAAAAGGCAGATTTCTTGATTCCTTCTGTTAAAAATTTATATTCTGAATAAAAATCTTTTTGTAGTCTTTTGTCGAACAAGCTCATTTCTTGTTTTTCTGCAGTGTTGACTATATTTGCTCTATTGGTATCAATTTTTGCCAAAGCCAAAGCAACATGTAAATCAGAGTTTTGTTTTTTTTCCTTAAATAGAAAATAAAAATTTCTACTGTAATCAGCAATGTCAAACGGAGAGTAATAAAAAATGCTTGCTATTTTTCCAACACTAGAAACTTCCAAATTACCATCATCGTTATGAACAATTTTTCTATCGATCATTTCGACAAGCAATTCGCTGATATAAGTCTGATTAAGATTCCTTGCTTGAAAACTAGCCAATGATCTTTCATACCACTTCTTAATATCTGCAACATTTTCAATTGATCTATGATGAATTTCACTCACCAAATGAAATGCGAGATTTCTTGGCTTCTCTAAAAGTTTAGAAGTAATATTCTGTGGAGTATTCAATCTGTCACGATGTCTTTTTGCATTAGAGTTTGGCAATAAGATATAAGCATCGCCACGAGGATCAATTCCTAATCGTCCTGATCTACCGACCATTTGAGTCACATTATAAGTTTCTACTTCATCCTTGCCACGATGAACTCCAAGTATAATCACACGCCTAGCAGGTGTATTCACTCCCCAAGCCAAAGTTGGAGTTGCAACAATAATTCTCAAGCCATCTTTTTTCTTAAATCTTCTTTCTAAATCAATTCTTTTATCTTTATCCAAATCTGCATTATGAAACTCTGAATCAATTGAATTAGCTTTCAATGTACGAGTTATCAAATCGCCAGTTCTTTTTGTGTGTGCAAAAACCAAAAATTTATCATCGGGATAATCGTTTATAATATCCAAAGCTTTGTCAATCTTTGCCTTTTCTTCAATATCATAAGAATAACAATGCTCATCATCGTAGTTTTCATAGTGAATTCCTAAAGGCACTGGTCTATACTCAGAATTCAAAATATAAGTTTTCTTTTTATTGAGTTCACATAACCATTCTGCGATTTGACTCACATTTGGCATAGTTGCAGACAAAAGAACAATCCGACAATTTGGATTAATTTGAGTGAATTTCATCAATCCAACCTCAAGATGTTCGCCTCTTCCGGGAACTGTCAAAAGGTGAGATTCATCAATTACTAAAGTTCCTATTTCTTTCAGATAAGCACTTTTTTCAGAATTGATATTTCTTGCCCTATGGTTGAGCATTTCTGAAGTCATAATGATTAGATTTGATTTTGACAATTCTTGTTGTCTTTTTTCGGTAATTCTATAATCGCCTGTGCATATTGAAATATTCAAATCATGAAAATGATATGACAAGTCTGTCCATTGGTCTATTTTTTCTTGAGCCAAGGCTTTTAATGGTGCAAGAAACATTCCTTTGCCACCACGCTTACGAATTTCTTGAGCCAAAAACATTTCAGCAATAACAGTTTTTCCGGCACTAGTTCTTGCGGAAACCAAAAAATTAGCATCATTTTCAAAAACTTCAAAAATTCTACTTTGAACTGGATTGAAATTTTCATATTCCCATTTTGCGTATGGATATTTCGAACAAGGAACCAGATCGGTCTGATCTATTATTTGAATCAATTCGCTCATAACATTATTTCTCTTAAGGTTGAATTGCACATGATAGCAAAAGCAGCTTTGTTGGGAAAGATAACATTTAAAAATTGATTTTATTTTCTTTTCTAATTTGCCAAATTTGCGAAATGGTCTTTCCCAAAGATCCCATTTCCTCTTGGCTAAAACTATTGCTCTTTACTTTATTGCATGCGAGACAGCAAAGAACGATATTATCAAGCGTGTAATCCTTATCGCTATCGATGCGATCTACGCCCAATGATTCAACTAACAATCCAATTTGTGAATATATTGATAAATTTAAAAGTTCTGCTTCTGTGACACCACAATAAAAACATTTTCTCACATGTGATTTTATCCATGTGAGAAATTCTTCTTGAGTGATAGCGACTTGAGGAGTTTTTTTTCTTTTTCTTTTGACAGAACAATTTGCTTGAATATTTTTATATTTCTGACAATCTTTGCATGTACGCATTTTTCCAGAACTATATCTCAATGTCAAATCATCGGTTTTACAAATAGGACAAGTCCAAATAATCATTTATCTCCATCGTCTGGATATGATTATTTAGACTTGTCTGCTATTAAATTTATTAGCGGTGAATATCAAATCTCTTTTGATATTCACGATTTACAGCTTCGTGCATAGTGTCAACCATGCCATAAAAATCAAAGCATCCAGATGCTCCGCCAAGCCATCTGTCAAGATCTTTGTTATTTCCAACAAAATTCAAGACTTCTGGAATGTCGCCTTGATACCTAAAATGAAGTCTACTATGAAGCACTTTTAGATTCTCATCAGAAAGCCTATAAAAGTATTCTTTTAAAAAATGATCGATATTTTTCATACTATACCTCAGATATGGAAAAGATTTTTAACCAAAAAAAGTTTGAAGAACTACTAGTCTCCAAATGGGCTGAGTTCTTAGATGCTCCAAAATTATTGAAAACAATCAATGATTTAGTCCAAGAACATAAAAATAATTTCGACATTGTTCCCAATACATCATATAAACAAAAAGGAACACAAATAATGATATCCAGATTCCAACTTACAAATAATGGATTCATTATATGGGTAGACTTTTTGGTTCCACTCGCAGAAAACAAGGTTGCCGTAGGAACTACCGAGTTGTTCCTACTATCTACAGGAATTCTAAGTCATTCCAAAACTTTAGGCAACATATACGATTGTATTTAAACTACATCTAGCCTTCTTACATGGTCTCCATCTTGATTGATGAAGCTGTCTTCTAGTATTAAGGCGTTTTTATCATCCGCAAAACGAAGCCCTAAATTGAATGCATCAATACATGCTGTTCGATCATTTTGTGATGCCATAACCCAACAATAGTCATTTTTCTTTATAAATTTTCCTCTTTGATTTTCTTGTGTTATTCCTATTTCTAATGTAACATTGTCCGGCAAAAGTAATTCAATTTTCCCATGCCTCATAAGATGCTCTACAATCATAGATTGTATTTTATTTTGACTCATGATTACACCTCGTAAAATTTTTAAATGAAAAAAACTTTGCTAGGAGGAATATAAAAGTATTTGAACCCATCATAGAAACGATGTGTATAGTCACCATCTTTACGAATTGGAGATTCAATCACCCTCTCCTCCTTGTTCAAACAAACTGTCCAACAGTATATCTTTTTTTGTTGCTTATAGGTCTCTATGAGAAACAATTCATCATTTCCTAAAAACAACTTTGCAATCTTACAATTAACAGAAATCGGCAAAAAGGTGCTATAGTCACCATAAAGTTGTAAAACATCCATATAATAATGTTCGTAATCACATCTTTGGTAATGAGCTACTACAGAATATCCATCAACGACATATTTTCTACTTTTAAAAATAAGTAGATCTTCTTCGTAAGCTTCTGAATTTTTAATGGGATAATTGTATGGAATCAAAATCTTTGAGAGATTTTTTAATTCTTGAATCGAACTTTTTATCTTTGTGATGTTGTCCGACATATATTCACCTTCTATGAAGGTATATATCCTAATCCAAGAACTTATCTTCTATAAATTTATTATTCAATAGTGAAGTTGAACCTTTTTCTAATTGAAAAATATCATAATATTGATGAGATTTAAAATTATTACCAAATACCCCATCAATCTCACATGATACATTCTGCTTCATACGCATAAAAAGCCATTCTTTTACCTCTTTCAGACCAGACGATAAGTTAGAATCATCATCAAATCCAAGCAATTCCATGACTTTATTGAAATCTAACCAAGCATAACCAGTCATTTGGTTATTTTTTTCATAATTTTTCAATAATGGTAATTTGGAAGTAATATTTACAAAATGAAGAAGAAATAAAATGTAATTTTTTGCATCAAAATAATTCAAACAAGCAGATGCATCCATTATGCGAAATTCAATAGTCTGTCTTTTATTGTTTACGAAATGATATGTATTAATCGAATAATATTTATGCATCCCAATTGAATTTATAAGTGTATTAGAACTAATGAGTGGGCGTTCAACTTCATCGATAATGTCGGAAAAAGACAATAACTGGCAATATCTATTTCTTTTTCTTTTAATTGGAACCATGTTTGTAAACACATATTCGCATTTAATCCACCAACTAATTACAGAAGCGACTTGATCAACAGAAAGGTCATGAACATCAACATGAACATGAAACGAACATCTTTCATCTGCTTTTATATTGCCGTCATTGCTAAAAGCATCGACAACAGCAGATACTTTTCTCACTCCATCAATTCCCTTTAATACTGGTGTGCATACTTCGATCCCACAACTACTATCTGGCTTTAAAATCCAAGAATCATTATTGTGATTATTTCCCCACTTTTGAATAAACACCTTATCTTTGACAACTTTTTGAACCAGCCAAGAAACATAAAAAATTCCTTTTGGCAAATTTCCCAATTCATAATCAAATGGACGACTTCTGCCATCGAAGGCATTAATTTCCAACTCAACTCCAAAACGCCTTTTATTATTACAATTATTCATGGTCACCTCATTGCCAAGTCAACGACATCTCTTTTATAATACAGTAATATTAAATCAAGGAGTTTCTATGAATTATTTGATGATTGAATTGAAGGACAAAAGAAAATTTATTACAAATAAAAAAAATTTGAGTAGTTTAATCGAATTTTCTAAGACATTTAACGCAGATCTTTCAATAATAAGCACTGAGAGTAAAAATTCTCTATCACTAGAACAATTGGCAAATGAAATTTGCGACACAAATCGCAAACAAGAAGAATTTGAATATAAAACAATTGAAACTTTGAACAAAAAAGAAACAAATCAAAGCAATTTAATATTTTCACATATAATAAAAACACTTCAAAGCAAAAAAGAAATAGACACAAATAAATTAATTGCAAAATTCAAAAAAAAAGGAATAGATGAAAAAAACATCTATTCCCAAATAACAAAAGCAAAAAATTACATCAAAAATATAGGAAAAACTTTAAAGAGGCTTGGAAAAACCAAATATAAAATTGATTATTCTTCTATCTCTGAATCAATTTCATCATCTATTCCTTCTTGATTGGTTATGTCTGTTTCTATGACATCACCACCAATCTGGAATTCCATAGCTGCTTTAAATGGCTCCAAATAATCAATTATATCTTGTTCAGATGCTGCATCAATAATCGATGGGCATTTGAGCAAAATTTCGAGAGGAATTTCATTCTTGTCCAAGGAGGCTTTGAATTTAATTTCCTCGCCATTGCTATAAGGCTCTGCAACGATGAAATTTCCAGCACTCTTAGCAATAACCCTATTTGCATCAAGCAAACAAGATAATAAGCCACTAACAGGATTTATTCCGTGTTCAAAAAGCAATTGAATGTTTTCTGTTGAAATAAATGGTGTGTGAGTCTTATTTTTAACATTTTTAACACGAATGTTAATGCCAAGAATCTTGGTTTTTTTTGCACTAATTTTATATTCTATTTTCTTCATTGTCGATGTTTCTAATCGACACGAAGCATAGAACGGCAAAGCATTACCACCACCAGCAGTTGTCGTTGGATTTCCATAAAGAACACCAATTTTTGAACGAGTCTGATTCAAAATGACAACAGTAGCATCATTCTTTTCCATAACTGTGTTCAATTTTCGGAATTCTCTAGAACAAATCTTAGCTCTTTCTCCGGGTTGCTCATGCCCACCAACGATGCGTTTGAAATCAGCTTTCGAAGCGTTTTCTGGAAGATTAACTTCTCTAAGCTCTCTAGCCGATGGACTTACGCCAATGGAGTCATAAACAATAGCAATCGGACATTCTTTTCTTTTTGATCGAACAAATTCAATGGATTTATACATCTTCAAAAAGACATCTTCCAATGCTTGTGGAGTATGTCTGACAATTTTATTCAAGTCGCAATGTGATGCTCGTTGAATAAATTCTTTATTGGCAGAATTTTCACAATCTTCCAAAATTGCAATTCCACCAGAACGCTGGCAACCGAACAAAACATTTGTTCCAATCAAAGATTTTGAACTAGATGAAGGACCATAAATTTCCGTAAGCTTACCGCCCGGAACTCCACCACCCATAAACTTTCCACTACAAATATAATTGATTGCCAAATTTCCACTATCCACAAAATATTTAACGCTATCAATTTCAGCAACAATATCTCCACCAGTTTCATTTGCTAAATCTTGAAAGAAATTATCTTCATCGACTTTTTTACGAGCCATAGTATCTCCTTTGTATATTATTTTAATATGATAAAGCGTGAACACACCCATAGATGCGTTCACGCTAAAAGTGATTGTTTAGATTCCGTCAAGTTGCTTCAAGAAATCATCATCGGCAAGAGATTCATCTTCGCCAATAACACTCTTTGAAACCTTCTTGGATACAAGAACTTCTTCTCTGATGACATCAGAGCCAGTTATTACAGATTCTGCAGATTTTGCAGCAGCTTGAACTGGTGACTTGCTATAAAACTCATCGAGTTCTCCAGCCGAATCACCTTCAACAACCATACCTGTATGAACACGAAGACCATGCTTGATTTCTTCGGAAGTCTTCAGTTTTCTCAACGCAGACAAATCGTTAAGATTGCTGAACCAATTCTCCAGTTCTTCTGGTGTTCCAGCGGGAGATTCTTCTTCAAACTTTGAAAAATCATAGTTTGGATACTCTCTATTCCCACTTTTAACAACCTTCTTTACAAGCCTAAAATCACATCCTGTTTTTGGATGTGTGATATCTCCTAAAGATTTTTCACCTGCAGCTTCATCGCCAGTTATAGCTCTCATAATCTTGCTATGAACTTGCTTGCCACAAGAATAAATCTTAGGTCCAACATTAGCTGCTGTAGCTTTATTCTTCGGATCAACCTCTGAACGCACAATTACATTGTAATAATAGCGTTCTATAGGTTTGAGTTCTCGTGCTTTATTCTGAAGGTTTTCCTGTTCTTTTCCAGAAAGACCTTCGGACTTCTGCCACAAGTCAGAATAGTACTTGCAAATAATACATTCACCACGCCAAGATTCTACACCTTTTTCGTTTTTGGAAAGCTCTCTAGGGCAATGATAGGTTTTCTTTTGATTGGTCGTGGGATTTGTCAGCGTGTGGATTCTGGTCGCACAGTAGAGTCGCTGACCTTTCTTTCTTGGAAGAAATCGCATCATTACGAATCCATCCCGATCTGGCATCTTCACAAACTTTTGAAGGTACTCGTTGTCAAGACCTCCGCCGCTTTCTGAGCTAACTCGTTTAGCTTCTGCTTTGATTTCGTTAATGTCTAGTGGTTCGTAGTCAATTCCCATAGTTCACCTCGTAGTTAAAAAGTTAAGTAGTTTGGACAACGAACAACTCGTTGTCCGACTTCGTTTATTAGTATCATTATCTAGAATTCATTGCAAGATTAATTTATAAAAAAAACTATTCTTTTAAAAATTAAATATTGATGGGCGAATCTGGATTCTGCAATTTCTCTTCTGACTCAACAACTTCCTTGTGCATTGCTGCGAGTTTATCTTGCAAATTTCCGTGTCCTTTGGATTCCAAATCTCCATTGAGATCATCTCTGTTTTGTCGTTCTTTTAAAAATTCTTCCTCTAATGCTTTCAAGATTTGTTGATTTTTCAAAAGCTGCTCTTTAATTTTTGCGTCTCTATCTTCCATGGATTCATCTTTCTTTTTTATGTTGATAATAGGATTTTGTTTTGGCTGAACTAATTTTTCAAGCATATATTTCTTGGATTCTTCCTTGCGATCTTTGCGTATAGCTTCACGCCTTAGTAGAATTTTTGCTTTGGACTTCTTTTCTCGTTCTTTACGCTTTTTTGCAATCTTTTCTTCTTTCTTCATGATCATCCTACTTTCTTAGGTTAGGCACATTATCAGCAACTGCTCCGCCCCAATAAAGGTTGCCATGTTCCCTTTGTTTTTGGGTTTCAGAAAAATTCAACTCATTATCCGCCAAAAGATTCACATTGCCGGGAACAAAAAACTTATCGCTTATTTTTATTTCCCGATTAGTGTCATCAATAATTGTAAGTATCTCACCATGTATAGAACCAGTCTTTCCATAAACTGCATACTTTTTATCCACCGTAAGTCTATATCCCTTGTTCCTTACTTCGGTAATCATTTGTGGTTCTGGGAAAAACACCACATTGTCTACAATTCTTTTTCCTGACTGCCCACTTGCAGTTAATTCTTTTTTTGAATTTGCCAATTGTTCGTGGGGATAAAGAGTATTCTGCCCCTGCAATGGAACTACTGCGGTGCTTTTTTCTGGCTCTACTTCTTGTGTTATAAAATTTCCAGAAGTCTGATCAAATAAGAATTTTTTGTTCTTTATGACCACACCATTATCAGCTTCTCTAAAAGTAATTTTCTTTTTAGCGAGTTCAAATATTTCAACACCAATAACAAAAATATCTCTTCTTGCCAATTGACCCATGACACTACTTGCTAATGTTTCTAGAGAAACATCTTCAAATGGATCTCCGACCTTTTTCTTTAAGGTTTTTGTTTCTTCTTTGTTGTAATTCCCATCCTGTTTTTCATGATAAGAATAAATAATTTCGTAGCCCACACGCACCCCCAGTGAACTAAATAAGTAACTACTTAAACAAAATACCAGTTCCATATCTTGTTTCAAAAAAATTTGGCTTTACACCAACACTATCAGCAAAAGCCAAATACGCTTGTTTCACAGGTTTTAGATCCAAAGCATTGTCAATAATAATACAGCCATCATCGGACAAATATTCCCATGAAACTTCAAGCATATAGAGAATATAATCATAATTTTTTTCTTCATTTATAAAAATTGCATCCCATTTTCTCTTCCCGATTCTATCGTGGAAATCATCATTTTTCATATTGCCTGTGAAAAAATCGAAATCTTTTTTGTAAGACTGCCTAATATTATAAAAGCCCATACGATTAGAAAAGTAAACATTTTCATCGGTTTGATGAAAAGCAAGAAAATACTCTGTTTCTAAACAAGACATAAAAAAGCATTTCTCTAATAATCCCAAATTAAAACTCAAAGATAATACACTCTTTGGCTTTATAAATTTGCCAAGATGATAATAAAAAGGAACATAAAGCGGGTCGCTATATGAAGGACTTCTTCTAGAATTTTCATCAATTAATTTGCAATCTTGAAGGAGTATCTTGCCGTTTACAAGTTTCTTTCTCAATAACTCTTTAATTTCTTTTTGAATGATATCAAAATTAAGCATAGAATATTATAGCTTTAACCACGGATATATTATGTACGACTTTATTATTGTTGGGTCTGGATTTTTTGGATCGACATTTGCAAGGAAGGTTACCGACCTTGGAAAAAAATGTTTAGTTCTAGATAAAAAGCCACACATTGCAGGGGCAGCACACGATATGCCTCAAGATGATTACTATGTTTCATCTTATGGCGCACATGTATTTCACACACATAGCGAAGAGGTATGGGAATTTGCCAATAACTTTTCTGAATTTATTCCATTTATAAATAGACCGAAAGTTCTATCGAATGAAAAAATATATTCATTTCCAATCAATTTGATGACACTTCAACAACTTTGGGGAATAAAAACTCCAGCTGAAGCAAAAAAAATATTAGAAGAAAAAAAAATTCCATGCGAAAATCCAAGTAATTTTGAAGAATGGGCATTATCCATGGTTGGAGAAGAAATATATAAAAAATTCTTCTATGGATATACAAAAAAACAATATATGCGAGAACCAAAAGAACTTCCAACATCAATAATTCAAAGACTTCCTATTCGACTTACATATGACGAAAATTATTTTACTACGAAATTTCAAGGTATTCCAAAAAATGGATATACAAATCTAATTTATAATATGCTTGATGGTATTGATGTTGAGGTTGGTGTAGATTTTATAAAGCAAAAAGAAAAACTAATGCGTCTCGCAAAACAGATTGTCTATACAGGTCGAATAGATGAATTTTTTGATTTTGAATTTGGGAAACTTGAATACAACACCATGAAATTTGAGAAAAAAGAATTTATTGGAGATCAACAAGGAAATGCAGTTATAAATCATGTTGATGAATCGGTTCGATATCTTCGAAGCATAGAACATCGTCACTTCTACAAACACGGAGAGTCTATCAAACATTATGCTGGTAAAAAAGAAGATTTCACTAGCGTAATAACCTACGACATTCCAGCAACATATGAAGAAAATCCAGACCCATTATACCCAATTAGAAATAAAATAAATTCTGAAATTTATCAAAAATATTCATCAATAAAACCAAGCAATGTAACATTTGGTGGAAGATTGGGAGAATATAAATATTTGGACATGGATCAAAGTATGGCTTCTGCTCTTCAAAAAGCTAAATCTTTTGAATGAAATTATTCATGATCATATAGACACAACTCAACACCAGCTTCTTTGAACATTGTTCTGGAAATGTCACAGGAATCTTTCCATCTTTTCGCCAATTCTTCTGATAAGTTTGGTGCTATGCATCTTTTAATTCCACTTTGAATGATTAGAGAGGCACAACCAGAACATGGCATAAATGGATATGTAACTATAGAACATCCATCCAAATTCCTTTGAGCAAATAAAATAGCATTAGCCTCTGCGTGGACTACCATTTTATACTTTATATCTCGATCATCATATCTTTGAGGATCATCACAAACACCTTTTGGAAATCCATTGTAACCTATAGAAACTATTCTTTTGTCGGAATCAAAAATAACAGCACCAACTTTGGTTGATGGATCTTTGCTCCAAAGAGAAATGTGTTTAGCTAAATCTAAAAATCTAATATCCCAAATCATTAAATTCCTTCGCAATCTTCAGCATCATAAGCCATTAAATTACTTGCAAATTCGTCTTGTGGCTGGCAATAATTAGTTTTATACAAAAAATGATACGCATCAAAGATTCCCTCGTCATCTCTAAAAAAATCTTTTTCTATAGATACAGCTTTAAATCCCATGCTCTTGAAAAAAAGATGGGCATGAAATCTTTCTTCGGAAATATAAGAATTTATATAATTTCGTTTATCTTTTTCTTCTGGATTGCAAGATTCTGAGCCTAGCTTGTCAATCAATTGATCCACCATCGCTCTGGCATAACCACGCCTACGATAATTTGGATTTATTGCTATGTTGATAATATAAAATCCTTTAGGCATCAATTCGTACAAAATAAAGCCAACTATATTATTATCAACTATAATTACCTTTCCAATGTTGCCCCTATTTTTCAAACAATCCAAGAAATCTTTATGACACCAAGGTTGAGAAAAAGAATCTTTTTCAATTTCTACAACCAAATCAATATCATCTTTTATCATCCAACGAATATTATATTTCATCTACATTCACCGTTTTAAAATGTCTTCGGCATTGCACAATCCATCATTTCCATCTCTGCCTTCGTATATGTCCTTATTTAATTTGTCCAACTCCTTACGCAAAGTATGTCCACGATTTTGTGCATTATCATGATTTTTATCCCAAGCTTTTAAATACATTTTTAAAAATCCAACCGCAGATTTTCTTTCTATAACTTTTCCGAATAACTCAACACATTCCTGATTGCATTGAGATTTAGCCTTGCAATAAGTGTCAGAGCCTCCTTGGTCTTTATTTGAAATGTATATTTCGTTATATTTAGTCTCATAGGCAAGTTCGGCTAGTGATAGTTCTTTATTTGCCATTTCAAGTTGTTTTCCGTAATAATCAATCCAAGCATATTCCTTATCCATATATTCGCTCAATGTAAATTCATTGAATTTCATATTATCTGGATCAAGAATTATTTCTTTATTATTTACAATTACCTTAATCTTTTCGCTCGGTATTTCTGACATGTTTATTCCTCTGCATCTATGACGCTGTTTTTGGGTGATGTAACTTTCTTCTTCTTCTTATCAACAGAGTAAGTATCAAAAGCAATATCTTCGCTTCGTTGCATTTGAACCCTAGTTAGCCTTTCCTTGTAAGTATCCACACTAATCTCGTAAATGTCCAAAGTTCCCATCGAAAAATCAAAAGCCATCTTGAATGGGAATCTTGATTTTCCATTTCTATGTTTTATAACAAATCCACGACCAACCTCTGCATCTTTTTCAATAGTTTGTTGATTGATCGACCAGAATCCATCCAAAGGTTTAAACTGATCAAATGATGTTCCGATATTTGATTCATCAATATATTGCGATATTTCTAACTTTGCAGCGGTTTGATTTGGTTGCACACAAGTTAATGTGCAATGTTGTTTCTCGACACCAAAGCCACGCAAATCTCTCAATATTCTATAAGCAGATTCATACTTTTTCACAGTTGGATCATCTTTCATTTCACCAACATAATCTATAATAATCAATGCTGGTTTCCATCCCATTGCCTCTAATCGTGAACAATATCCACGAATTCCATTCACATCTATAGAACCACCCGGAAATTGCTTTAATATAAAAAGATTTTGATCATCTTTGTCTTTTCCAAATTCGGCAATAGTCTTTTTTATCTGTTCTTTTGATTCTCTTAAAAGATTAATATCTATCTTTGCAAATTGACTTGTAAATCTCTGAGCAATACCAACTTCATCCATTTCTAATGTTATGTACAAAACTTTGTGACCAAGAAGAACATTTGCAACAGCAGCCTTTACTAGTGCCAAACTTTTTCCAGTTCCCGGCAAACCAATCCAAGCTGCAATCTGTCCGGGAAATAAGCCACCATTCGTCAAGGCATCATCGATGGAAGGAAAACCACTAGTGAATCTTTCCTTGCCTTGAAATTGATCTTCCATTCTTCTGAACATCTCTTCGATATTCAAAAAATACTCTAATCCCGGTTCGTAGTCCGTATCCACACTCATAGACTCACGCATTTTTTCATAAACATAAGACCATGTTTTTTCGTCTTCTGGTGCTTCCGACATCTTTTGCAAACATTCATGAAATGCTACTTTAATTGCTTGTACCCTTGCAAAATATGTAACTCTTTCCAAAAGATATTCACGAGTGTCAATACCGGGAACATAGTAGTCATATAAGGCTTCAAGTTCAGAAATATAATACAATTGAACTGAATTATCTTTTTCTTTGAGGTGATTTAAAAGCTCTTGCTTCAAAACAGCCATGTGAGGAGAAATTCTTTTTTCTTGAAAATAATTGAATAATATTTTTGTAATAGTGACATGAACTTCATTGCTGAAATAATGGGGCTTTAATTTGTCTATGCTTTGAATGAGCATAGTCTGATCCATCAACAACATTCCAAGAATTCTTCTTTGAAATGTATCATCCCATGCAAAATTTGTTTTTATATTATCTGGATCGGAAAAAGAATCGAATTTGGATTGTTCTTCTGGTGTCAACTCTCGCATGTACATCTCCGTTTTTATTTGATTCCAGAGATTACCAAATTTTACAATTTAAGTAAAGGTGCTTTTTGGTTTTAAAAGCGATAGTTTCATCTTCTTTTGCGGAGAAGATGTTCCTTCAATCAAATCCTTGAATCTAAAATAGCCATCCATCCAATTTTGCGTCAAAGTGTGATAAATCAGACAATCTCCATAATAATTGTTTGTCTGCACATCTTGCTTTGTAAAATATTTGTATTTTAAATTTTTATCAAGCACAAAAATCGAACAAGCAAGTTCTTCCCTTCCTTGTGGCGGTTCATTCTTATCAGAAGTAACTTGGTGCAACCAATCACCCAATTCATGCGTTCTATCTTTGAGTGCAAGGCATAAATCAAAAACCTTTGTTGCATATTCTTTCAACAAACCTTTATTCCACAAAACCACACCACTATTGAATGGTCGCATAGTCGTAGATTTATAGGTCATAGAATATCTTTCACCAAAACAATTCTTATCAGCAACAAAATCATACTCATCAAGCAAATTGAAAAGATGTGATATATCACCAAAGATAAAAGTGTCGGCATCCAACAACAATGTTTTTTCTTCAGATGCATTAACTAAAAACTTTCGTTGTGCGGAACAATAACCTTTCTCCTGACCCATCTGAATGTCGTCTATTACTTTAACATTTACATTCAAACGATTACACAACTCCATAAATTCATTTGTGGTGATCTGTGGGATTTTAGCGGCACATTGAAGCAGTCCGCCAATATTACGATTATTTTCGTTATTATCTTTGATGTAAAAAACATCGACTGGAATAGAAGGATTATGCTTACGCAAGGTTATTAGGCTGCACCTTGCCATAGAAAGATAAAACCAGAATTCATTTACAATATAAACTATTCGCATGTTTTTATATTATGGAGTGGGGGGTTACAAAACTGGGCTTTTGAAATTATTATATATATTATCCCGGCAACCTAATACCCCACTCCGTTGATTTATAATAGCTATTCGCCATTTAAATAATCATATTCAGAAAGAGAAACCTGACCCGATCTTATTGATTTCTCTCTTGTTATTTTTTTGCCCATACTTTTTTGCCCATTCCAAACAATTGCTTTGCAGTATGTGGAAAATTTTGTGTCTATTTTCAATCGTTCATTTCTATCTGGTCTAAATTTCTTTGGAACTACAGACTTCACAATCAAATCAAGCATGCGTTCCTGCTTGTATCCAAACTTCTGTCTGTTCGCACCATGCCTAGTTCTATTGCTCCACAAATCTTGAAGCTTCACTATTATCTTCTTCATGAAGCCATCAATATTGTGCTGATCTACAGAAGCCAAACACTTCTCAATATATATCTGTCTTTTATAATAAGATCCAGCACGAATGATTGACAATTGCAATTCTTGATTTATATCTTCAAAATCATCAGTGTAATTATTTTTTGAATTTTTCTTTTGCAATTGATGTGCTGCGTAATAACAAAGCTTTCCAAAGCACTTAGTAAGATGATCATATTCCAATTGAGTTATCGGAAACGATTGGCAAATGTTTTTCGGATTCTTTTGATTTTTCATTCTTAGTCCTATTTGGCAGTTTAATTGTTTTCATCTCAGTAATTTTTCTTCCAACAGAGCAAGAAATGCTCATGCTCAAATTTGGAAATAAATTACATTCTGAAACCAACGATTTATGGGAAGCCAAAATAACTTCTTTTAATTTTTCCCTGTTTGCATAAATCATATACCCGTCATGTACATTATAAGCTATTCTCCCAATACCATTCAAGGATTTGTAAAGACCAATCAATTGATACAAACAATAAATGGCAGAAGGAGACTGAACTGCAAAATTTCTAGCCCTATAAGACTTATCTTGAAAATGCCTTATTTTGCCACAATAATCCACAACTTTTTTATCGATTTCGGCTTTGTTCTGGTGATCTTCAATCCACTTGTAGGCTTTAAAAAATATATTTTTAATTCGGTCAACAATTGCTTCTGCGACTTTTATTGGTAATCCAAACTTCTCTGATATTCCATAAGCACTCATACCATAAAAGACAGGTAAAAATATTTTTTTACATAATGATCTTTTGTCTTCGGAATCACAAGGAGTTTTCAAAATTTTCTCATAAGCAACTCTGTAGATGTCTTCGCTATCACACAAACCATTTATTTCCTCATCACCAGACAACCAACCCAACATTTTAACTTCCATGCTTTTGTAATCCATATAAACAAATACGGAATCAAAATCCAAAGGCTTCAATAATTCACGCTGTTCTGGACTTATGACATGCGGAACGAATGATCTTGTGAGAGCCTTATAGCAAAGCATTCTTCCATTTTCTTGACCAGTTATGTCATAAAAGGCATGTAGCTTTTCGGTTGTCAATATGCCAATCGTTTCTAGCGAAGGAACTACTTCCAAAGCTAAGGGAAGATGAACCGACTTATAAATCTTTTGTGTTTTAGACCAATTATCAGAAGACATGACCTTTTTCAATCTTCCCATGAATTCAATCATGGTTTTTGGCTTTTCGAGCTTCGTATCTGTGTAGCTTTCCAAAATCTTAAGATCAATGAGTGTTCCCTTAAATTCAATAGTAATCCCATACATTCCCAACAAAAACGAAGCTATGACTTTCCAGTTCCAAACAAGTATCTTTTTGCCTTCACAACACAAAGAATTAGAAAAAGCCTTGGAAAATATTCTTGCAGACCAATCTCCATCCAAAGGTATCTCATGCGAACCAAAAGAAGAACAAATAAATATCGTGGCTTCTTTAGCCTTTTCTCTGCTCGTAAAGTCCAATACAGCATCCGTAGCTGAAAGGTAAACAGCCCCTGTTGCTGCATGATCATACAACAGCTTAACAATTTGACTAGGATGCATGGAACTCATACATAAAATCTACCATAGCTTGAACTTAAATCAATAGAGAAAAGTCGTAACAAAATATTTTTCTACTATTTTTATATCTTTATATTGTAAACCGAGTTGCCGACTTAGTTATCTTGCTGTTTAATGTATGAATTAAATGAAATTACATACATAATCAATTGAATTGTTTCTGTGTTTAAACATATCGTAATTCATTTGATTCAACTGATAACTCATAGTATGAATTCTTATGAACATCATAAGATTCCTTGTGTTTTGAACAATTGATACCAATGAAGCCATATAACTCACAGTTGTTCCCATTTCTTGTCTGCAAAATGAGAGTCGGCTATTTTTGACACAACTGCGGAAGACTTGGCTTTTCGAGCATAACAATGGTTCTCGTTGCACCATTCGTGTTTTTCACTACAAAGACTTACCCGTCAGGGCTGCTCAAGTTTTTTTCACGGTAAGTTATCGTTGGGGTATCCTCAACAATTACCTAAAGGGGAAGAGTAAGCTTCCGTCTTAGTTATTTATAGTTTCTATGACAAGTAGGATTATTATAATTTAGGTAAGATAAAATTGCAATCGATTATTTTGAAAAAATAATTTCATTTTCAATAATCATTTAAAAAACTACGAATGTGATTAATCTAATTCTTGTTTTGATAAAAATGAAAGAATTTTTCCAATTACTTAAATGACGATTATCGTAATCAATGCTAACCAAAGTAATAAAATAATTTCATTCATTTGTGATATGATACTTTAATCTAAGATAATTTTCAACTAGATAAAATGCCATCTTGAGAAATTTCATTTATAGGGTATGATAATGATCGATTTAAAAAAACTAGCTGAGAAATACAAGATGGATGAATTAGAAGTAAAAGCTTTGAAAGTATGTCAAATATGGATGGAAATGAGTAAAAAAATATTTCCAAGTTATAATCACAATAAATTTGGAAAAGGAGATCCAAGAAAAACTTTAATGTTTAAAGTTTGCTATAAGCTAATTCGTGAAACTTCTGGATTTATAGGAGATGACGATTATCCATTATATGTTCGAGCGCAATTAGATATATTGAAACATATAAGTTTAGATAAAGGTCATCCACTTATAGAAGTTAATTGTTTGGTTGGAGATAAAGCTTGGAAACGATGGAAATTATGGAAGAAGAAATATGATACCACTGTTCAAATTAGGTCAAAAACCGCTACAACTAAAGTTAACAATCCCAAAATCATTGAGGCTCTTAAAAAAACAAAAGAATTTTTTGACTTACATTTTGGAAATAAACCAACTTATGAAAAATTTAAAGAATTTGAAAAAGATGGATCGTTATACCGATATGTTAATTTTGGTAAAATATCTCCGTACTATTTAGTTTTGTCTCCATACTTTGAAAAACTTTCTAAAGAATGTGTGATGCAAAAGATGAATTTTGATATTCAACTATATAAGACTGGTATAGATGATACTACTTTAGAGCATTTTAAAAATTTATTCATATATGAATTTTAATCAAGCCAAGATATAAAATCACGAATATTCATATATCCTACTTTTCTTTTAATTTCATTTTCATTTTTATCCACAATAATTGTGCAAGGTATGGATTTAACTCCATATTTTCCTGCAGTACTTTGATTTTTATCAACATTTATTTTAACGATAATTGCATTATGAGATTCCACAGCACTAATTGACCTACTTGAAGTTAATGTATCATGCTCAAATTTTTGACACCACACACACCAATTTGCTCCAAAAACAAGAATTATTGATTTGTTTTCTTTTTTTGCTGTTTTTTTCGCATTTTCATAAATGTCATCTTTTTGAATGACAACATCTTTAGATGTTTGATTTATAGATATATTTTCACTTTTATTTGAATTAGTGTTTCTTGTTAAGAATATCAAAGCAAGACATATAGATGCTAAAAAAATATTGATTACATTTTTCATTTGACTCCTAATATGTCATGAATATTCTAGATATAGATTCTACAATTTCTTTTGTATCTTGAGTCGGAGCAAAATATTCATCCCATTCAGATGGTTGAACTTTCCATGAATGTTGCCTTATTGTTGAATCTATATTGTATCCCCAACAACGAATTAATCCTTTTTTTTGATTCCACGATAAGTCTATATTAAATTGTTCTGCTCTACCACCAGTAGGAGCTTCAACGCCATGTCCTCTAAATTCAAAAACATATTTGTGATAGTTTTCACTCTTCTTGTACATCCCAATTGGAAACATACAATAAGATGGAAATACCTTTCTTACATTGTTAAAAATTTTTAGAGATAATTTATCAAATCCTTCAAATTGAACATTTGGAGAATCAATAAGCTGTTCATTTAAATTAACTAGATAATTGTGGATTTCAGAAGCATATATTTCTTCTCTTGTATTATGATATCCTTCATCCAAAGGAAATACTTTTTTGCAAATCCAAGCACTTTCACCAACAGCATCAATAACTTTTCTTCTAGCAATAATCTTGTAAGAACCCAAAGGAGTTAATTGTAATTGCAATGCACCAGCTTCATCGCCCCATTCTATAAGGTTTTGAAATTTGGGGTTTGCTATATAATTTCCAATTTCTGGTGTAGAAAGTAATTCTGAAATAATTTTGCTTGAACTAATAGTATTAATGGGCATATTGCCTTCAGATGGCTTAGTTCCACCAGCTGGTTTTTTTAATCTTTCACCAAATCCAAAGTCAGCCCATTCTTTTAAGCTGATAAATTTTTTGAAGCTATACATAATTATATATAGATTAACAAAAGGATAAAAATGAAACGATTTAAAGTTTGGATTGAAGCAAAACAAGAAAAATTAAAAGATTATTTAGATGTTGTTTTAAATTCTCTTAATTTAGACACAAAAAAAGGAGCATCTACGCCAATAGATTCTTTAAATCAACAAAATCTAATGGCTAAATTAGAAAATTTGGAAGTTTATAAATTGTTGCCTACAAAAACAAAAGATTTGATTCGTAAAAAAATTGAAAGCGATAATAAAGGCACAGTTCTTGATATTATAAAAACAATGGCTGGATATCAATAAGATTGTGCAATAATATCAATTAACTTTCTATTAAACAATGTTCTTTTAGCTAAATCATTTTTCATGGGTGTCTCAGTTGTCAAATATGGAAAACCCATGTCGTGAATTCCATTTTCAATAGAACATTTGTGTTTAGGCTCTGATTCTATTCTTTGTTTTTTTGGATGAGATATCAAACCATTAATGCATTTATCGCCATGTATTTCTCCATCAAGTATGGGAAAATAAGACGATGCTTCTCTTACGCATTTATCCCAAAGAGGTTTTTTATCTTCGTCTGAGTAGTAAGAATAAAAACCATCTGTAGATTCATCTTCATGTAGTGTCCAGAATAAAGATGGCTTCATTTTCTTCGCCAATTCTAGAATACTTTTAACTTCTGGTTGTTTTATACGATGACACATATCTCGATTCAAATCGTTCCCCTCATCAGTAAATCTGTTATTGGATATAAATCCAGTTGGATTTAGAATAGGAAAAAACTCAAGTGTTATATCTTTGGGAAATTTACCTCTTGATAAGTAATCGATAATTCCAGTGATTCCACCTATTTCATTACCATGAATTCCACCGACTATAAAAATTGATTTTGATTTGTCGGGATTAATGGTGGCTCTGTATATTGGAAAATTATTTTCACAAAGAGTTACCAATTTAACTTTTGGAGTGCATCGAACAAGCCTAGAAACATAGGCATCATAACGATTCGAATCAGATTTAAAAAATTCTTTGAATTGCATATTTTTATTTATGAACATTTACCTTTATAATTTAGCATGCGAAGCAAAAAAAGCAAAAAACAGATAAAAAAACTTTCCGACAAGAGTTGTTATTTTTGTCGAGAAAGCGATTATGATCTTCTAGATGTGCATCGTATAATTGAAGGAAAAGATGGTGGAAAATACCATGAAATGAACACAATAACAGTTTGCTGTTTATGTCACAGAAAAATCCACTCAGGTAAAATTAAAGTTTTTAGAAAGTATACAACAACTTTAGGAAGAATTGTTCTTCATTTTGAAGATGAAAATGGCGAAGAAAAATTTGAATGATCATACTTCAAAAGGATTCAAATCTGAAATTTTAACATTATAACAGTCTGCTTTTACAGTGAAATTATTGTCTGGATCAAAATCTCCTTTTTTAAGAAATTTTGCTTTTTTATAATATTCATCTTTATCAAGCCATCCTAAGATGTAAGCTTTATGCCATGTATCATTACTGAATTCCAATCTAACAAATGCATATTTTGTGCATATTTGATGTGTGTTTAAAGCTGCAATAGAACATTCATAATGTGGTCTTGGTCTAGATGTGCATCTTTTGGTTTTTACATCCCAAAGTATGTTGTCTTCAATAATGTCATAATCATAAGTGTTATTTATAATTCCTTTTATAACTTCATTTGCAACTTGCTCTCCAATAAAGCCAGCTATATTTCCCATCCCACTGGTAATAGAGTTTCTTATCTCTCCCATTTCCAATGATTTTTTTGTGGCACGAATGATCATTTCTTGAGTAATTTCTATTTCAATCATTCATAAGTTCCTTAAGAAAAATTTAATTTTATCATCATCTTTTGTTATTGTGTAGATTCTTTTCTTCGATGTTTCTGTCAAATACTGAAGCTTTTCTTTTTTAGAGCTTTTTGTTCTGCATTCTTTTAGTATTGGTTCCAATCCACATAAGAATATCCAAATTCTAAATGTACTTTCGTTCAATTTAGAAGAAATCAGTTTGTAAAATTTAGTCCAATTTATTTTCAACGAAGCAAATATTTTCTTGTATCTTTCAGACATACATTCTATTTGTCTTTCGTAATATTCTTTTTCAAATTCTGGAATTATCATATATCTGTCGTTTCGTTGACCACAACATTGTGTCCTTGTTCTCGTAGAATTTTGATGCGTTTCTTGCTATGTTCTAACAAATATGGATTGATATTAAAAACAAAATCATAATAATTTAGTTCTTCTTTATCTTTTGCAGTTCTCAACCCACGACCCATTCTTTGAATGATTTGATGATCTGCTTGACCACCTGCAGCATTTATAAGCGAATGAATAAAAACATTAATACCAGTATTGAATATTTGTTGTGTCGCAATTGCAATCAAAGATTTTTTTGATTTTTGAAGCTGTTGAATTACTTCCTTCCTAGTGTCTGCATTATCTTTACCTTGAACCCATAACGAATTTGGAATCATCTTGTTTAGAATGTCTCCATGTGCAATTCGATCAACAAGAATCAATGTCCTTCCTTTGCATTTTTTGGCAAGTCTGGTAACTATGTCATTGAAATAAAAATTTTCTGCAATGCCTCTTGTGACTGCATCAAGATATATGTCGTAAGGAATACTTGGCTCATTGATAGGATAAAAATTGCAATTACTTGAAGATAAAATTCCTCTTTCTTGAAGTTGTGCCGTGGTAAGGACTCCATTGACAGATGATTTTATTTTCAATATAGGTCCAAAATATCCTTTCACTTGGTGTTTTTGAACTTTATCTTTTTCTCCAAATTTGAAAGGCGTTGCAGATATTGCAATTCTAACGCTCGTACTTTTAAGTTTTTTGTATACATCTATTGGAGTTTTAGACATCATGTCATGTATTTCATCAACAATAAGAACTTTAAATCTACTTAAAGCTTTATCTATTTTTTTTACAGACATTACGCTGGCGACAGTTACTATGTTTGGCTCAATTACACCGCCCCACAATCTTCCAAGATTAGGAATATCCCATTTTTTTAATTCAGCGTAGTTTTGTTCTGCAAGACCTACACGATTTTGAAGAATTAATGTTGGTGTTTTTGGAGGCAATGATTTTAATATGCCCAAAAGAATTAAAGTCTTACCAGCCGAAGTAGGTGCGAATACAATTCCTCGTTTATGCTTTATGGCTTGGCTTATAAGTTCAACTTGATAATCATGAAGTTTTATTGGTTCAAGTCCTTTTGGTAGCCACTGATTGAGAAAATTTTCTTCAATTAAATTTTCTGAAAATTTAAATTCTGATCTATTATCTTGAATTTCATATTCAATATCGAAATGCTTCAGTGCAGCAGAAACTTCTGGAATAAGACCAGTCAAAAATCTTCCTGTTTCTTTTTTAAAAAATTCTGTGTAACCATCCCAAAGTCGCTGTTTATACAGTCTGCTATGAAAGTAGTTCCGTTCACGAAAACGCAGACAATCCCACAAAGTTTGTTTGATTTTATGATTGGTTGTTAAAAGTTGACAATAATCGTTATCAATCACCAGCAAAGTGGTCATATTTGTCTCCAAAAAGATATTTTCTTATATTTAGTCAATTTATTCAATATCGTTTTTAAAAAAAGCTTCATAAATATCCAAGGAGGAAGAAAATATGAGTGATGATTATACAATTTTAAATCCCGGCATAGGCGGGGATGTCATGGATGAAACAGCAGTATCTTATGATGCTGCTCCGCTTGTTAGAAAAAGACCTCGTGTTGTTGTGACTGGAGAAGGTGCCGATGATGTTGTCACCACAACAGGAACTTTGCCAAATGATGGAGACATTGGTTTAGTTGTTAGAGAAGCTAGGAAAGGGCAATCGACAAGTGCAAACAGTATACCAGTTGTAGTCGCTTCAGATCAAACAGTTGGAAGAAGCAATGTAATTGTATTTCAAGAAATTATTGGAACATCGGAAACGCAACTTTCAGATAACGCAATATCATTATCAGTAACAATAAAATCTATGGACTCTAATAATGGAGTTGTATATTTAGGAATTTTTGGTGTAACAAACTCTAATGGATTTGAATTAAGCGCTGGAGAAAGCATTTCGATTTCTATTGATAATACTAATAGATTGTATGCAATAGCGAGTTCAATTAACCAAAAACTTTGTATTATAGGTATATAAATTATAAAAAACTTATATAAGAAATAAAAATAATCATGTTTATAGGCGCAACAAATTTTAATTCTGGAAAAAATAAAGGACCAACAGGACTAACAGGAGCAACTGGCTTTACTGGAGAAACTGGAGCGACTGGTTTCACTGGACAAACAGGTGTGGCTGGTTTTACTGGCGATACTGGTGCTACAGGACAAACAGGTGTGGCTGGTTTTACTGGCGATACTGGTGCTACAGGACAAACAGGTGTGGCTGGTTTCACTGGTCAGACTGGAACTACAGGACAAACTGGAACTACTGGTGCAACTGGTGCTGGAGCTACTGGTGCGACTGGAGCAACAGGACCTGCATCTAACATCCTTCCGATAAGTGGCAGCGTATATCAAACTCCTTCCACCATTGCTGTATCTAGTGCCACTCCAGTAACAGTGGTGACTTTCACTTTGCCATCTGCTGGTACTTGGGATGTTGCTTATTGGATGCGTGCGCAAAGTTTGGGTGGAGCATTTGCTGGTGAGTTTTTATTGTATGACTCATCAGGTACAGCTGTTCCAAACAGCCAAATATTATCATATTACAATACCATTGTTGCTGCTCAGTCTAGTACTGGTACTGGACGAATAATCATTACTACTACTGGTAGTGAAACTTACACTATGCGAGCCTTTGCCAGCACTGGAGCTTTTGATAGCTTTAACGACAGTAACGGCACAACTGGTGTGACTTATGTACAGATTACTGGTGGTTACATAGGTGCTACTGGTTCCACTGGTGCCACAGGTCAAACAGGATCAACTGGCACTACAGGTCAAACAGGATCAACTGGTGTTGGTTTAACTGGTGCAACAGGTGCAACTGGTCAGACTGGAACTACTGGCGAAACTGGGACTACAGGCGAGACCGGAACCACGGGAAAAACTGGCACTACTGGATTTACTGGTGCTACTGGAGAGACAGGAACTACAGGCGAGACAGGTGCTACTGGTCCTACAGGCGCAACTGTTGGCGAAACAGGTGCTACAGGACATACAGGAACCACTGGTCAGACTGGAGCTACAGGCGAGACTGGAGCTACAGGTTTTACGGGTTTTACAGGACAAACTGGAACCACTGGCGATACTGGCACGACTGGTCAAACAGGCACTACAGGACAGACTGGAACTACAGGTGAAACAGGTTTTACTGGCTTTACTGGTGAGACTGGAGCAACTGGTCAGACTGGAACTACGGGTCATACTGGTACGACTGGCGAAACTGGATCGACAGGACCAAGAGGCGAGTCTACTGGAGAAACATATTATTTCAATTATTCTGTGGCATCTGATGTAAGTGGTTACAAAGAACTTTCTATAAATCCAATTGCAACATCTCAACAGATAGTAACAACATCTTTGGCTGGAAGTACAAACGATATACTCATCGCCAGCTTCATAACGCCAGAATTAGGATTTTCGGTCATACCCGGTGGATCTCAGTTGTTTCACCAGCATTTCCTCAAGCCAGCTTCAAATGACCATATACAAACTTACATCACAATACAATTGGCAGATTCTTCTGGTACACCGATAGGACCAATATTATCAACAAATTCTCCATTGATAGGTTGGGTTGATTCTGTTAATGCAGTAGAAGTCTTAATGGACTTAGTGTTGACGACCACCACCATAGATCCTACCAATCGCATGATTGTCAAGATCTACGCCAACAACGATGATTCTTCAGTTCATTCGTTGAAATGGTATACCGAAGGAACTGCATTTTATTCGTTCGTAAGAACAACTGTAAGTGTAGTACCAGTTACAGGAACTACAGGACAGACTGGAGCTACTGGCGAAACAGGAACTACAGGTCAGACTGGTGCGACTGGCGAAACTGGAGCCACTGGCTCAACAGGTGCTACTGGCGTTGGTTTGTTGTATTCGAATCTATTTGAAGACAAAGATGCAACATTCGATGTTTTGTCCTTCTCGGACACAATTGGAGTTTCTTTGTTTTGTGATTACTATATCATAAACAACACATATGACAGCTATCGTGCTGGAACCATAGTCGCAGTCTGGAACAAAAATTTAAATATCATAACATTCACCGACAATTCGACAAACGATTTGAATGGATCTACTTCTGATCTTTATTTCTCGATGTCGATTGTGGATAACGATGTGATACTGACTTCAAATATAACCAACGATTCTTGGTCTTTAAAAGTATCTTATAAAATATTGTAAATTTTTCACCGAACTACATATTTTCACCGATAACAAATTTATTGTTTTGCTTACAGCCAATACATAGAGATAAGTATTCAAACATACAAAAAAAGGAGTTGACATGGCAAATGAATTCGTGATCAGAGATGGCTTTATTAGCCTTGGTGGAGTTACATTACCGTATGTTGCAAAAACAGAAACTTACACAATAGCACAAAAAGATTATTTTATAGATTGTGATGGAACTTTCACTGTTACTTTGCCTACCGCTGTCGGTATCAAGGGCAAGATATATATCGTGAAGAACAGTGGTTCTGGATCAATCACCCTTGCAACGACAAGCTCGCAAACGATTGATGGTTCTCTTACAAAAACTATTTCGCAATATAAAAGTTTCCAAGTCCAGAGTAATGGTGCGAATTGGGTTATAGGTGGGGTCGATGGTGCTACAGGTGAAACTGGAGCGACTGGCTTTACTGGTTTTACAGGCGAAACTGGAGCGACAGGCTTTACTGGCTTTACAGGTTTCACTGGTGAAACTGGAGCAACTGGCTTTACTGGCTTTACTGGTTTTACAGGTTTTACAGGTGAAACTGGAGCAACTGGCTTTACTGGCTTTACTGGTTTTACAGGTGAAACTGGAGCAACTGGCTTTACTGGCTTTACTGGCGAGACTGGAGCAACTGGTTTTACTGGCTTTACTGGTTTTACAGGTGAAACTGGAGCGACTGGCTTTACTGGTTTTACAGGTGAAACTGGAGCGACTGGTTTTACTGGCTTTACTGGTGAAACTGGAACTACTGGCGAAACTGGAGCAACAGGCTTTACTGGTTTTACAGGCGAGACTGGAGCAACTGGCTTTACTGGTTTTACAGGTGAAACAGGAACCACTGGCGAGACTGGAGCAACAGGCTTTACTGGTTTTACTGGCGAGACTGGAGCAACAGGCTTTACTGGTTTTACAGGTGAAACAGGAACTACTGGCGAGACTGGAGCAACAGGCTTTACTGGTTTTACTGGTGAAACTGGAGCAACTGGCTTTACTGGTTTTACAGGCGAGACAGGAACTACTGGCGAAACTGGAGCAACAGGCTTTACTGGTTTTACTGGCGAGACTGGAGCGACTGGTTTTACAGGTGAAACAGGAACTACTGGTGAAACTGGAGCAACTGGCTTTACTGGTTTTACTGGTGAAACAGGAACTACTGGCGAGACTGGAGCGACTGGCTTTACTGGTTTTACTGGCGAGACTGGAGCAACTGGTTTTACAGGTGAAACTGGAGCAACTGGTG